AGTAGTGATGGCGTTTACAACTAGATTGCCATTCTCGTTTATTTCAAAAACCTTTACGGCTTCCATTCTTTTCATTTCGTAGCCATGAAGAAAATTGACTCTGGTGGTCTTTCCGCTCTGCTTAGACCCTGAGAACGCTAGTATTTTTTGAGACATTAGATCATCCCCTCCAACTGTGGCTTTAACAAGCTTTCTATATCGGCAACGCTCATGTCTCCCACATCTTTGTGGGGTTCTATACTGGGTAGATGTACATTAAAAAGTCTCTCACATTGAGATTTTATTCTCGTAGAAGCCTCTTTTCCGGCCTCGTCGCTATCTGTTAAAACTATGAGATTCAATGCGCCCGACCTCTCTAGTATTATACGCTGATAGTCGCTCAAATAGCAACCAAACATTCCAACAGAGTTCCTGATTCCAGCCTCGTGCAGCCTCCACACGTCCCCCTGACCCTCCACCACCACCACGCTGTTAGTTTCTTCGATGAATTCCTTTGCGTTCCAGTAGTTGTATAGGAAATCACCAGTGTTAAGACCCTTGCTGTTAACCCATTTATGAGTCAGGGGCTTCTCCTCTAGCGATCTCCCAATGCATCCAGTCATGTAGGCATGGCTGTCATCATACACCGGAACGACAATCCTGTTATACATAGGCTTTGAGGGATCTTTGCAGATTCCCACATCAAAAAAGTCTAAAGTTGACTGGTTGAATCCTTTGTTTAAATAGTATTCGACGGGCCTACACAATCCCGCCACAACCATCGCCCTAGTCACGACCCTGTTTGTTTCCTTCTTTTGTTTAAATATGCTGTTTGCACATCTTATAAAGTTTGACTTATCTTTTTGAGATCCATCTACTTTTATGTCGTCAGGGGAGAAGTTCAAAAATTTAAACCCAAATGAAACTGCTTGGGGGAATCCTACTTCCTCACCGCTCTCTCTAGAGAGAATACCTCGTAGTAATCCCAAAACAGAATTGATGTATTCTTTTTCACAATGGTGGGTCCAGCAAGACCAAACTATTTGATTGGGGAAAACTTCAGATTGTCTTATGCTGAAGCCATCCTTTTTATCGCCGCCATGTACCGGACAGGGACAGTATATCCACTCGTCCTGTTCGGTATATTCAATATTGAAGTGATCCAGTATATCAATAATTCTTTCAGATAACTTCTCAGAGAGAATGCTAATCTTCTCTTTTTCAAATTTCTGCATTAAGTTTTACATTTCAAATGGGATATCATCTTTATTATTATCTTCTACAACAAATCCTTCATCTTTTTGTTTAACAACTTTTCTTATTTCATTGCGTGTACACTTCTCAACAATGTTGGCGGTCTCGCCCTTCATAGCCATGCTTATGTAGTCCCTGTCGGAAAGTCCGGGGCCATGTCTGGCAACGATTGGGACCAGCTTTTTGTTTCCATGCTCGTCGCCATCCTCTGCAATCTCTTCATCACTCTTGTTCTTGAAAATACTAAAACTGGTGCATAACCATATCAGTCGGTCTGAGCCGCTGACAACATCCGTAGATTCTTTGGTTATGCCGTCTCTGTTTAGTTGTACGAAGCTTAGACAGGGACAATCATACTCGACACAGAAGTTATGAAGCGAGGTTATCTGAAAACCAAGAGCCTGAAACTCCTGAACGCTATTATTGATCGCGTCGGAGGTCATCAATTTCAAGTAGTCGTAAATTATCAAGCAGTTATTTGTTCTGCCGTTCTCATCAAAGCCAACCGTTTGTATAATCCACCTTCTCATCAGAGAAAGTATTTCATCGAAAGGTTTCCCCGATATGCTGATATAATCATATGGTATTTCTTCTATCTTGCTGGCTGACCTCTCAATTTTTTCTTTATTTGTCTGGCTACTGAAACACTTTCCGGTAGAGATATCATTTATATCTATACCACTTAATTTAGCAAGTATTCTGTTGAGATGATCCTCTTTTGACATCTCAGTATCTAGCATCAGAACCGGAATGTTCAACTCACCCGCTACATGCATCGCAACATTGTCGCCAAACATGCTTTTACCAACCTTGGGACGGGCGGCAATTAAGTCAACACACTTTCTTCTGAACCCTCCTCCGATACTCATATCATACCGACTGTATCCGCTGGGTATACCCAGTATATCTGATGGGTTTTCCTCTAGGTGTTTGATGTATTCTTCAATGTCTTGACCCAATGGTGATGGAGTGCTGTCTTCTTCTCTGTTTAGATTAGAAGAAAAGTCTAGTATAGGCTTCTCCGCAATATTTATTATTTCACTTATGCTCTCGTCACCGTCTACTGTAGATATGTCATCGTATATCTCTTTAGATATCTTTTGTATATCTCTGGCAAGCTGTAGTTTTCTAATTTTTACTGCGTGTGGTCTGACATTTTCTAGCTTGATCGGAAAATGATATACCGCACGAAGATGTTCAAGACCGTTCTTGCTGCTTAAGTTTTCCTGAAAATTAAGATCATTGGCAGCGGCCAGTATTGAGGAGACATCTACAGAGTCAGATTTTTCAAGTACCTTGCAAAGACACTTATAAATTATCTGATTTTCTTCGATAACAAAAGTGTCAAATTCAATTATCCCACTTATGTCTACAAAAGCGCTGGCTCCATGCGAGCAGACCCCTGAGAGAACCGCTCGTTCAGCCGCCGAGTTATGTAATAGGTTCACTTTTATCTTCTTGTTATGCAATTGTCACACTTGTAATTTTCACGAGATAGCGTAGGATGAATCTCAAAATCCTTTTTGCACGATACACATCTGATTGAGACCTTTTTGAAACCCTTTCTTTTTCTTTCAACCGGAGCTTTTATTGCTAGTTTTTTATCTATTTCGAAATCTTCTGAAGCCTCACTGCCATCATCAACAAAAGTATTTTCTCGCTCCCCTATGCTTAGAGGCTCTGCTCTTGCGATTCTCGAATTCTCTCCCGACTCTGACGACCGAGTTGAGGTTATAAAATTGTCATCGGGTTCCTCTTGTGGAGCCTCCTTTTCAACAGCAGCTTCTTCCTGAGCCGTAGAAACTTTTTCTCCGGTTAAATCCTTAAACCCTTCGGAAACAAGTCCCATATCATTGCTTTCTATTCCAAATTTGATCTTATCTATGGGGTTCATGAGTAGGCTTTCCTTTTTGCAAGTTCCAAAAGTGATTCACCCATCCTGCGGACATCTTTTATTTTATCGTGCATCTTATCTACTCTGGCCTGAGCGTGCTTTCTGATATTGTCCAGCTTCGTGGCAAACTCGTTATTGTTTATGACATGCTGCTGTTTTATTTCGTGTTTTGTGTACTTGTCAAACTGTCCCATCTCGTCAGCAACAATTTGTCGGAGAGAATCATTTGCATAATTTAGCTTGACTACATTCTGGTTGTGTTCTTCTTGTAAGTAGTTAGCATACGCAAATACAACGTATGCGCTAGTAACACAATCTTCCGCAGACAGTTTCCTGAGTTCTTCGAGGCCTAAGTTTAATATCCCAACAGCTTCGACATTAAATCCTATTGGGCATAGATGCTTTGAGTGGATGTAGGCTTCTGTGGCTTTCTCAAACCTAGCAAGCCGTTCACTCGCCGTTAATCCTTTTTGTCCAGACATCATCGCTCTCGGAAAATTTTAATGTTACTATTGTAAGCGAGTTTAGTTTACACCAATCAATCTTATCTCTGTCTCTTTTTCTAGAGCGATAGTACTCGCCTCTGGTTTTGTGGTAGAACTTTACAAATTCATAATGCTGTCTACCATGCACCTCTACCATCAAACCGTGTGATGGAATGAAAAAATCGGCATAAAGAACAGACTTTCTATCGGCGGTATTGCTACCCGGAAGGGAAACCTCTTCCAAAATTCTGTCTCTTGGAAAAAGTTTACGTAGAAGTTTTCTGGCTCTCAGATGATTTTTAGAACGGTGTCTCTTATCATTTTTACTTGGAACATATTTAGTCAGGTTCCATGTTTTTTGCTTGCCATCAAAACCCTTAACCTTCACAGAATTGCCTTCAATTCTTGGTCCAATAGTTTTATAACTTCTGGGTTCTGTTCCATAAAACCATACAGTTTATCTTGTCCCTGAAATTTCATTTCGGATACTTCTACATACTCGTCCCCATGGCTCTCAAGAAAATCACACTTGTACCAAGCGCCAGCCTTGGAGACGAGTCCAAATTCTATACCCATCATGATAAGCTCTTGGATATTATCTACTCCAATACCGTATCGTATCCATCCTTGGGCCTTGGCGCCGGGAAATCCTCCAGCAGAAGAACACAGAATTTTCCAGTTAACTTGCTGTCCTATACTTCTTCCTCCAGATTCCCAAGGCTTTATATACTCTATGACCATATTGGTATCTGCTTGGTATTGTATTTTTTTCCCACCATCGGCCAGCTTAGTTTTCCTACCCATTCCGCTAGTGTTTGCTATATAGTGGGTGATAAGAATTATTATTGCTCTTTGTTTGGTTACGACGTTTGACAATCTTCTTGTAAAAGCGGCTAGAATCTTTGGTAACCCTGCTCTAAATTGTCCGCTAACGTCTTCTATCAATTCTCTCTCTGGTATAAGAGCGGAGGCTGAATCTATTATCACAACACACTCTGGCTCCTTGCTAACATATTTCACCACGATGTCAAGGTACTCTTCTGCGCTCATAGGGTCTTCATCCGACTCTATTATGCGTACCTTCTCAATCTCCAGTCCTTTCACCCCTCCAAGATTCATGGACTTGATTCTTCCCTCGGCATTAATAAAAATCACAGGTCTTGAGCCATTCTCTTCCTTCTGACAGTTAGCAGCAAACTGAAGAGCCGTGGTTGTTTTACCCGTCTTTGGCTCGCCCGTAAAAATAACCCAACTCCCCTCTCTTATGCCTCCCCCCAGAGCCACGTCCAGAGCCGGGCTAACTGGTATGATTTTTAGATTGGAGCTTTCTTCAAATACCTCCGTGCCAGTTCTGACAACGTGACCATACTTTTTGATGATCTCTTTGGTTACCGAATCATCAAATGCGATATTTTTAGCTTTACTCATCTAGTTCTCGCAATTTGTTAATCTTGCTTTTCTTTCCAAAGGGTTTTTGAGGTTTTTTTGAATTGTCGGAGGAAAAATCTATGGTTACTTGTTCAGAAGAGTCTTCTTTTTTTAGGCTTTCTTGTTCGATTTTTATTAGATCGACTAATGCCGGAAATCTTAAAGAGTATATTTTAGATCCACGATAACTTCTCAGTGCTCTGAGTACTGCTCTTTCGTCATGATCATTGAGAAGACGATTGGCTAAGACGACTTGTTGGGTATACGTACTCTTCCATTTATTGGTGTTCCAAAATTTATAGGCCAAAGAACCCTCGTTAGAGTTTTCAGCCATTCTTTGACACATCATTTCGGCTATATATTGAGCCACTGTGCAGTAATCTCCAGTGGAAGGAGATTTATATCTGCTGCTATCTGTTCTTTTTTCAGCCATTTTTAGATATCAAGCATTCCCCGGCTTGGGTTGCATCTCTTGGTTCGGACGCTTCTGGCTCCAATTCTGGAACCATCCAGCTTCTTACAAGTAGAGATCCGTTTTCTTTCAACGCTCCCGCCATATATAAATGTCGGGTATCATCGCCAAACATCAGGCCAGACGCGCCTTTACAAAAATAATACCCCTCATCATCCTTGCCAATATCAACTTCGTGAGATCTAAATTTCAAACTCATTGACCTAAT